TATGGCGCTCCCACAGAACCGGAGATGCGGGCAGGGTTTGCGTGGTTGTGCCAGAGGCATTGACAGAATAGACCCAGATGACCGACGAAATGGATGAGGATGTCGTGACCACCGCCCCGGTCTGCTGGGTGCCACCGCCGCCGCTGTTCGCATTGGCGAAGATGTTATCGACAGTATAGATCGGATTGGTCGGTGGGTCGGTGTCGGTCGAGGGCGACAGCACGAACTTGTAGGTCTTGGTCGGGTCGAGCCAGACATTAGCCTCGCCACGGCTGTTCAAAATTACAGGATTCGCATTAGGCGTGCCGCCGCCCGAGCTTGTGTAGGTATTCTGCTTTGTGGTCGTTCCGGCCTGATAGCTAAACAGTTTCCCGCCCGAAAGCGGAGCCCCGTTCGCATCATCGAAGTGCAGGACAGGCGGCGGGCTCAAAGCCTCTTGCGCGGATACTGGCGACGCCAGAAACAGCACGGCAAGAATGGCGACCGTCAGAGCCTTCACGGCTCTAGATCCATGGCATAGCCAAACTTTTTGAGTTCCGGCAGGCATTCAATCACCTTTTTCCCAATGTCTGTGCGGTACATGGCATTGGGGAACGAAACTTGCCGGATGCTTCGATATACACGCTTTTTCGCCTTTTCAACAGTATCCCCCAGCGCTGTCATGATGGCGACATACTCACCAGCGGTCTGGAAAATGGGGCCTTCCACCACCTTATCCCCATCCATTTTGGGGCCACGGCCCATCATCATTTCGGCGGGGTGGAGATCGGCCCAGACTTCGTCGCAGCCGGAAATCGGCACGCCCTCGACCATCTTGGGATCGCTGTCGTTGTAGGGGTAGCGCGGCTGGGCCATGACCACGCCGATGGCTGCATCCCGGGAGACCCTGAGCGTGTCCTTGCCATCCAGGAGATCGCGCATCCATTGGGCCGGGTCGCCCTTGTGGGAGGCGATCTGGATATAGAATGCCGGCCAGCCCAGCCTGGCGGTAAACTCGAACGGCCACGCCTTGCCGGATTTGTCGATGCCGCAGCCGATAGCAAAATCCCCACGGTGCCCAGCCTTGAGGAGATAGTTCTCCATCGGTTTGAGCATTTCCTCGGCCATCTTGTCGGTTTCGACATACTGGAGAACCGAACCTTGCTCTCCCGTGTTGGGGCCCTTTTCATCGTTCATCAATTTTTTGTGTTCGAAGCAGACGCTCCATTTCTCAGGCAGAAAGCCTTCCGGCCCAAACCACCCCGACACACCGACCTCGGCCAGCATGTCGATCTTCTCCTGCAACATGCAGGGGCCTTTGAGGGTCATGCCGAGCTTTTGCTGGCGCTGGATCCATCCCACCATATCGGCGGGGTCAGACGCGACATAGGACAGCGCCTTGTCTTCCTCGCTGCCCAGTGTCTTGAAGCACCATGCCTTGTCCGACTTGCGGGCGAAGTTCTCGGCGTCTTTCAGGCTTTTAAACTGCTCATAAGGCGGGACTTTGATCCCAACCTTCTGCATCTCCTCCATGCCGAACGCGCGGTCAATTTCCAGCTTGGCGCTGCGGGCGGTGGGGGCGAAGATTTTCCAGCCCAAATCACGAAATCGGTCAAGTTCGGTGATATACTTGGCATTGCCGGTGGTAATCACCAGGCCATTCTTCGCCCAAGACATATGGGGGCGGAAATCATCCACCATGTCGATGCGAAAGCCTTGGCCAACTTTGCTTGGCTTTTTGGACGGCTTAAACCACTTTACAGAATGTCCAGATTCTACACAGCGAAGGGCAAAATCAAGCCCCAGACCTTCCGCATCCACAATAAGGACATTGAGGCTCATGGCGAAAGCCTCTGCACAGCGCGCTCGTAATCCTGCCATGAGACGCCCAGCGCCGCGCACATCAGACGCTCAACGGCAGTAGCCGTGTTATGCTCATTGCCATAAGGGGCCTCGCGATCATCGCCTGGTTCGCTCAAATCGCCCGGGCGGCGCTTGGCCTCGAATTCGATGTCGAACGCCGTGATCTCCTCGTCGGTAATCCCGCGCTTCTGGCACAAATAGGCTTCGACCAGTTCGTGAATGGCGACCAGGAACTCGTAATCCCGGTTTCCCATGTCTGAGACTTTGACGGTTAGACAGCCGTTTTCGTCGGTCTTGTAATCCCCGACAGTTGGATAATTTTGCGCGGCGTGTGGTATAGTCTGTGCCACGATGAACACACGCGGCCCCGCTTGATCTCGCTCGATCATCACCAAGCCCACGGATTGCTAATTGTATTGGCAGACGGGGCCATTCTACTGGCCCTGCTGGGGTGGCGTTTGGCCCGCAAGCATCGCGCGCAAGGCGTTGGCCTTGACGGAATTGACCCCGGCGACATGGGCGGCCCGGTAGATCCCCTGCGCGAGCTGGTTCTGCACCCCTGGGAGTGGCGTGTTGTGGAGAAGGGCAAGACCACCGGACGGCGCAATATTTAGGTTCGGATTGGTCAGGATACTGGCCAGCTCGGAATTGAACGCCGGGTCATTAATCATCCCCAAATCCTTCTTGGCCCTTGCGGCCCGCGCGAGCGCACCGAGCCAATTTCCAGACAGGGCATTTGCCCCCGCATGCACGACATTGAGGCCCTTTTCCAGCATCTCGGAGTCGTCTTCTGCCTGCCGCTGGGCCGTCTTGGAATTGCCCTTGATGTCGGTTCTGGTGTCGAACATCGTCCGCTTGCGCTCGACAGAATCAATGAACTTCTGCGCCTCGGCGTCAGAATTAAATAGCATTCGAAACCGCTTGCGGTCGCGCTCGTTGTTGATGACTTTCTTGGTCTTGTCGCTGGCATCGGCAGAGCGTTCAACGGCGTCAATCTTGGCCTCAGCCGCCCCAAGACGATAGAATTCCTTATCGCTGCTTGTGAGCGCGTCAAAGTCCGCCTTGACCTCTTCGTTGCTTTCCGGGCGGCTGAAATGGGTCTTACCTTCCTTGATCGCGTCCACCGATTGCGACGGTCCCGACCAAGCATCCACAGCCGTCTTGTAGCGAGGATTGAGGCGGTAAAGCTCTTTTACGAACTCGTCCCTGAACTTCTTCAGAGACAGACCAGACTTGGTAGGACGGCCCGTAGTCGGGTCTTTCAGGTCGGCAATGCGCGCATCAAGCCCCTCTTTTGCCACGGCAAGAGATTTCATGGTCGGAACCGTGCCAATGATTGGGTCGCCCTTATCGTCGGTGCCGACAATACCGAAGTCGCTGTCCTTGAACGGTCTGCGCTCGGAGACCGAATCCTGCTTTTCCAGCTTGAGCGCAGCCCGGAGACCAGATTGAATTTCCGGGTTGTCCATGAATTCCTGAAGTCGCGGGCTCCACACGGCACCGGGCGCATTGGCCGTCCCATCTGCCTTAGCCTTCTGAAAGACCTTGAGCGCTGACTGGCGGTCGGTTTCCGCCTGATCGAGCTTTTGGCGCAGATCCATGTATTTTGCGCGTACATCCGCCCCAGCTGCGCCGCGAGCCGCCAGCGCGCCAGGATTGTTCTTTTCGATGTCCGAGATTTGCTTGGCAATTTGGCCCTTCGTGCCAGTCGCCGCTGTGAGTTCAGTGCGGAACTGGCTTTCAAACGGAGCCAAACTGCTCGCATCAAATGCAGCATCGAACGCCGGCTTGGACGCCATGGTGCGGGCGGTGAAAAGGTTCTTCATCGCATCGAAGGTCGAACCCTTGGCGATACCGCCATGGATGTCGGCGGTGAGGGCATCCGATACCGCTTTGTCTCTGGTATCCAGAAACTCATCGATCTTCGTCCCTGCTTCTCCTGGCGCGCGATAGACCGAACCTGCCAGCCCTTTCAGGTTCTTTTTGCCGATGTCCATCAGGGTAAGTTTGTCGCCAGCGGCATTGGCACTTTTCTGCGCATCCAACACTTGCTGCGCTGTTAAGCCATCCGCCGCCATCTTGGCATTGATCTTTTCGACGGCGCGGTTCTTCAGCGCAGCCTCAGACATTTGGGCCTTCAGGGCATTTACGGGTGGCGCTTTCGTGAATGAACCACCCTTTTCTGGGGCCGCGAGCATCATCAGTTGGTCAATATCAGCATCTGCCTGGGCCTTGGGGTCTACCGGGACCATTTTCCGGTTTTCCGCAGACAAAGGGTTTGCGCCCTTAATCCCGTTCACTTCGATGGAGGGCTGTTGAGACCGTTCGATGTATGACAGAGCGCTCCCGGCCAGGGCATGGGCAGTGCCGGTCAGGGGGGATAGTGCCAGTCCAGCCACATCCGCCGGAAGCTTGAGGGCGCTTCCCATGCGGCCTAGAGTGGCAAGCGGGCCGGTATTTTCCCCAACAGCTTTGGCACCGGGGAACGCTGCCTTCAGATCGGCACCAGCGGCGTCCACGGCCCCTTCCGCAGACCGTCCTATATCGCCCAGCACATCCCAGCGGGGTGCGCCAGCGGGGGCCTGTGTGGCGGCGGCGGGCTTCGGCTGGGCCTTCTGGGGCGGCAGGACCGGCTTGAAATCGAACGGGACAACTCCGGGCTTGGTACGCTCATCAAATACGACCTTGCCATCTGGAGCAATCAACTGGTCTTTATCGTTCCATTTCGGAGCATCTTTGGTGGCCCACTGGCTTTCGGCTGAAAAGCTCTTGTGATAGGGGGTCTTGAAATAGTCGCTAAAATGCAACTGTCCGTCGTTCTTGTTGACACCAGTCCCAGTGTGTTCCGTGTCGCCAGATTCCAGCGCCTTCCAGTATCCGCGCATGTCATAGTCAGCGGCCGGGGATGGATCAAACGGGACCTTATTGGCTTTCACCCATTGCTGGAACTTGGCCTCGTCCGACGCAGGTAGCGTCGTCAAATAGCTTTTTTCAGGCTTGGCATAAGCCTTATTGCGGTCAAAAATCTGCTCTTGAGATGGCTCCGGTTTCATGCTTTCCAGATGGGTAATCAACCCCTTTTCGCCGGAACGCTTCACCGCCACAGGAATCAGATCCACCCCAGCATCCTTGGCGAACTGTGCCCGGTGGCGGCCATCCTGATCCACCACCTTGGCGGTGCCGTCCTTGCCCACGCTCACATCCAGGCTGGGCACCGCGTCCACCTCATCGCCCTTGGCGAGAGACTTTTGCAGCGAGGCGCCCTTTTTGTCGGTGCGGGGATTGCTTTCGAGGTCCGGGGTCATCGCCAAATACTGGTCCGGGTGCATCCAGACCACTTTGGACGAATTCTTGATGGCCCCGTTGATAGCGTCATCCGAGAACTTGAACCCCTTAGTCCCCACCACAGAATCATTACCCCAATCTCCGCCAGCGGCGGGAGTGGCAACCTTCTGGATCGGATCATTTCCCCAATCATCAGCCATCAGGGTTTCACCCGGTACGTGCCCGGCGCATCACCGGGCTTGGAATAATGCGCGCCGGACGGCAGCGCATCGTAATCCGCCTTGGATGAAGGTGCGGCAATTCCATGGCCGGCATTACTAGGCGGCGCGTCTAGTTCGGGAGATTTTGTCGCCTCATAAGCCGAATCCTTCGCTATTTGTGCTTCTTTCTCAAACACCTTGAGTTGCGCTTCAAATGCCTCGGGGCCATCTGCGGAGAGCAATAACTTCCTGTTCGCCTCGCGCTTATCCTTATCCATGCCGCCGCGAGAGCCCAGCCCGTCGTAAGCCTGCATTGTTGAGTTGATGTACCCCTTCAGAGTTTTCAGTTTCGGGTCTGATATGTGTGTATCGGCGGTCTGCAAAAGATTGGTTAGGTCCACCCAGTTTCCACGCGGGACATCTTTAGCCGCGCTACGGAGAAGGGGTAGGTTCTTGTCAAGTTCATTCGCAAATACTTGAACTTTGCCGGCGATATTCGCCGCCGTCTGGGTTTCCTTCTTCTGCGCCCCAAACTCGATCTGCCCGGTCTTGAGCATCTTGGCGATTTCATCTGGGGATTTATCGGGATTTCTATCGAGAAGTCCCTGATAAAGCTCGATCTGCTGGGCCTTGGAGCGAAACCCCGTCGGCAGGGAAACGCCTTGCTCTGCCGTTGCAGCCATCAGCGCGCCCATTTTGGGGGTGAATTCGCCGCCTTGTCCGCCACCGCCCATCTTGGCCGCGCCACCCGGTTTAAAGGGCTGGGAAGCATCCAGGGTGGTTGATTGTCCAGTCTCAGGATTATAGCGATATTGGATTGGATTGCCTTTAGCGTCCTTCTGGGTCGGGTCTGTCAGGACTTGCCACTTTCCCTGCTCCCCACGATTGAGAGCGGCAGCCAAGACCTCATCGCCGTGCTTTTCCTGGTAATCCAGACGCCGGTTGCCGAGGTCGATGTTTTTGTCCGCGCGTTCGGTGGCCGCGGCTTCGCTGCGGGACTTCGCAAACTCCGAATTCGAACTGGCAAGGGCTAATGCCTTGGCGGGATCGAAGGGCGAACCGACAATCTGATCTTCCAGATCATCGCTGATGACGCCGCCGTTGTTTTTCGCTGCTTCGTTACGCGCTGCCTGGCCCGCCGCGATGGCGTCAGTTTCCGGCTTTCCGGCTTTCTTGGCCGCATCATAGGCATTGTAGCCGATCCCCGCCGCGCTGCTGGCAAAGTCAAAATTGCTCTTTACGGCTTCGGTCTTGTAATGCTGGGCTTGGGCGCGCTTGACCTGGGCATCCAGGGTGTCTTCCTGCAACTTGACGCCAAGTTCGGGATCAACCGCCATCACCTTGCGCAGCGCATTGGTGGTCGGTAGTCCGGTCGTGGAATCCACACTGTCGGGATTGGTAAAAGCATCGCGCAAGGCATTGGTGCGCTGGTCTTGCAATTTCGCCTGCTTGATCCCCTGCGCCAGCGAGAACATGGACACAAGGCCCTGTTCCTGCTGCTGCGGGCTCGGGCCTTGGATATTGCCGGCGTCCAAAATTATGTTCGGATCGGTGGCCATCCTAGGACCAATTCATCGAAGCATCATAGGCGCCGGGACTGCCACCGCCACCGCCGCCGCCCGTCCCGCCCGGCAGGCCGCCATTCATCAGGCTATAGAGCAGATAATTCTGCGATAGCCCGCTGGTCGCGTTGTTGATCCCGCCCGCGATGGCATTGGCGCTGCCAACCTGCCCGGCCGCCGCCGCATTACCCGCACCGACGATATTATTCCCCACGCTGGAGCCAACTTGGGTTCCCAGCGCCCCGAGATTTCCAGCGGCGTTCTGGCCCGATCCGGCTACGGTCTGCAATTGGCCGAAGCGCTGGTTTTGCTGGTTCACATAGGCGTTATAGGCGTTCCAATAGTCCTGATTGGCGGTGCCCTGGCCAAACTGAGTCAACGCCTTAAGCGTATTGCCGGAATTGACCCCGCCCGTGGCCGCCGCATTGCTCAGGACGGCATTTTCGCCCTGTTGGAGCTGGAATTGATAGCCGGGGGAGTTGTGAAACTGCGCCGTGGTGAATGGTGCATTGAGCGATCCGACGCCGCTGTTGTTGGTGCCGGGGCCGATACCAATCCCCTGCTGCAACGCCGCCAGCGCATTGCCGCCGGCCGCCAGATACGGGGCCTCATTGGCCTGGGTCTGGTTGAACATCTGAAGCTGTGTCGCGGTCGCATTGTTCGCGGCATTAGCTTCGGTGCCTGCCGCGCTGGTCGCAGCGTTAGACCCGATGACCGAACTGGCGATACTGCCGACTGCGGCGGCTCCGGCGGCCCAAGCGAACGGCAATGCACATACCCCTCTAGCGAGAAGTCAGCCGCTCTTGCCGGATGCGTTGACGCATGAAACTACCCTGTGACGGCCAAAACCGCAATCGGGCTATGGGTCTACACGAAAACAGCAGATCAAGGTGATCCTGTCGGTGTCCCCGCGATTTTCGACGCTATGAGTCACCAGATTGTCGAAACTGACGGCCTCGCCGACATTGATGACCAGGCTTTCATCCCCGCAATAATTCACACACTGATCGTTGGCCTGGACCGGGACATAGATTTTGCAGTTATGGGTTTCGGCGTGCCAGGAGCCCCGGTCATCATGGGGTAATATCGTCCATTTGGCCGGAATCTTGGTGAGCAGAACGCCGCCCAGATGCACCCCCCGCACCAGCCGCATCAGGTCAAAAACGATCTCTTGCGCCGCCGGCAGGAGGTCCCAGGCCGGGTAGTTAACGGCAAAATGTGGCTCTTTGTAATTCTTGGTCTCGGTCAGCTCGGCGGGGTCACGATACCGAAGCCATGCATCCGAACTTCCGGCGAATGGCGAGCCCTCAAACCCGGTGCGGTTGCGATGGACGTTCCAAATCTCGGGATGGGCCTCGATCTGGGCCAACAGCGGCGCGACCTCGATCCCCGATGCGATGTGCTTAAAGTGCTTCACAGGGCTCTCGATACCAATGGGTATGAGGTCGTTTAATGAGGTCGATCACATGGTCCCGGTCGGCTTGGATGTTGAAGTGCATCAGCGTGCGCAAGTCCAGGAGGTCGATTCCGGGGGCCAGCCAAGTTATCAGATCCAGCACCGTGTCATAGTCCTTTAGGGCCTCGAAGGCCACGGTGCGGACCAGATCGCAGGTGCGGAATTGGTCTATCTTCTCAGCCAGCCGACCAAGATAGCGCCGGCCCTCGTCATAGTCGAGCATCAATTCCGCGCCCTTGAAGTATTTGCGCATCGAGGCCATGACCTGGGGGATCGGGCGCTCTATCAACAGGGTTCGCGGTCTGATTTCCGACAGTATGCGGTCCAATTGCAGGGTCAGGGCGGAATCCGAAATGCCGACGATTTCGCCAAACTTGGGTTTCCAGAACTCGACCAGCGCATCATAGCTTTGGATGTGCGCCGTAGGCTCATGCCAGCATAACGAATTTGCCGTGGACATGACAACGCTGAACCATGCGGTTCGGCACCGAGGCATCCCAGCGATGAGGAATTTGTTGGTCACGTTTTTATAATCTTGAGCAGAACCGCGTATGGCGGCATGGTCGAAATGGGGGTTGCCCCCCCGGTGTTGCCGGTGGTGATCCCGGTGGTTGCCGGATTGTTGGTGATCCCGGTCATGGCAATCGCGGTGTTTCCCGCCTGTGTCGCCCCTGTCGCCGTTCCTGTGGTGTTGATGGAATCGGCCACCAGCGAGGCATGGACATGGCCGGGATCGGTGATGACATGGGTGTGGCCTGGATCGACTACCGGATGGTTATGGGCGGGCAGATTGGCCACGGCAACGGCAACCGTCGCCGCGCCGCCCGTAGACCCTACATGATCGGAGCCGACGCCTTTGATGAAACCATCCTGCGGCGGCAAGGCAAAATTATCGCCGCTCCCGCCCCAAGTATAAAGAATGGCGGCAAACAGGTTGGGGAAGGTGGTCTTGGAGACTGTCTGACCGCAGGCGATCCATCCACCCGGAATGTTGGCGGCGGGTCCAGCAAAGTGGACCACCGTCCCGGTCGGCACAATAGAGCCGCCTGTGGCCGCACCCGTCCGGTTCCAAAAGGCCACCATCAATTGCAGCCATGGCCGGGTGATAAAGCCATTGGGGGCGGCTATCGGCTGATTGATATTGGGGAAGCCTTGGGGCGAGCCAGTTGATGACATCAGGTCAAATCTGCGTTGATAATGGCCACCGGGTACTGATCGGTGCCGGACAACTCAAACACCCGGTCCAGCCCGGAATTGAAGCGCGTGCTGCCCAAGCGGCGGAAGATCACCCGCTGCGCCGTCGCCCCAACCGGACCAACCGCCTGGAAGCGTTCATCCGACCACGTATGGCATCCATCGTCGGACCAGCGCAGCACCGCCAGCGGGGCTGTACCAGCCGGAATATTGATCCCCGTCTGCAAGTCGATCTCCAATGCCGCGAATGTCATCGGCACATAAACCGGCTCTTTCAACGCCCGCCAGGTGCGGACCCATTTCTTGGGGGTGCCGTTGTCGGTCAAGGCGTTCTGATCGATCGCATAGATATTGCCATTGCGGTAATCGCCCACAACATTCTTGCCGCTGAACGAGGCATAGCAGTTGGACCAGTGTTGGGAGAAGGCCCCATTGGCAAAGGCGGCTCGCTGGTGCCACAAGCCCGTGGTCAGGTCATAGACCCAAGTGGCGTTGCCGGTCGGAAAGCGCAGGACATAGAACAGACGCCCGGACTGCTGATAACTGTAGGCCACCGCATCGGAAATAATCGCATAGCTCTGGATCTGGCTATCAATGGCCTTGGTCGAGATTTTCTTGGGCTCATAGCCGGTGATCTGGTGCACCGTGCCTTCGCCCTGCTCGTTCATCGCCAGCCAAATCAGCGATTCGCCGCATAGCGCCACGGAGAAGGGTGCGGCGCAACCCAACTCGATATGAACGCCGGCCAGTCTCTGGAACGCAAACCCGGAAATGCCCGCGTTGATCCAGACCTCGGTATTAGTCGATTTGAAGACGAATTGTTCTTCGTGTAGCTGCGCCAAGGCCTGGATGTTATCGGGCTCGGCGTCGGCGCTGTCGAAGGCCAGCGGATCAATGATTGAGAAGTCGAATAGATTGGTCTGCCACATGATCTGCGACTGGCCCTGGGCGATCAGGCCCAAACCGTCCTGATAGGAGCCATAGGCCGGGCCAGTGAAGGGAAGGGGTACGGTGTAAATCGGGGCGAAAGTGCCAAATGTCGGCAGATTGAGCGAAAAGCCGGTGCCTGAACCCGTGGTCGAGGCTTGCGAGAAGGTAGTGGGGAGGGGGCCAAAGGCCCCGGTGAATGTCACGCTAAAGCCGGTCACCGCCCCGCCACTGACGCTTGAGACAAGGATCTGCGCTGTGGCATTCTGCTGACCGTCATTGGCGGTCAGATTGATCGAATCCCCCACCGTGTAATCCGCCCCGCCGTCACTGATCGTACCCCCCGTCAGCGGCTGGCCGCCCGGCACCAGATAGGCATTGGTGCCGTCGATGATGAGCATCTGCTTGCCATTGGAAACCATGCTAACCGGGCCGTGTGCGGTCCCAATGGTGCCCACCAGGGTCACCGCAAACTGGAGATTGACCGAATAAACGCTGTTGCCGCTGACGACATAGAGCAGACCTTGAAAGACCTTGAAGCCACGCGCGGCACCGACCCCGACATTGGCGAGCAGATCAAGGCCGGGGGTCGAATACAGCGCGCCGACTTCTTTGCCGGTGTGCGTATCCACAACGCTGGGGTACAAATTCGTGCAAAGTTGGTAGGCCTGATTAAAGGACCACGCTTTATAAAAACCGCCAAAAATCGGGGTTGAAACCACGGCTGTAGCCCTATATAAGTGCTTGATAACTAAGAAGAACTGCTCCCTTGGCGGTCCGTGTACGGATTATATGATATCTGGGCTCTGCTCACTAATTCCGGCTCCATCACCGCCACATTCGGACGCATATTGGTGCGTTTGATGTCGCCGTGGGTTTTCATCGCTTCGGCAATGATGAGCGGATCGAGCTGTCCGGTCTTGAAATAGGGCTTCACACTGACCGCGAGATTGGTCGTGATCGCCCGCTTATAGCCGGGGGGGAGGGAGAGGATGGCGGTGAGCGATGACAAATCCCCGAGCTGCGAATACGAATCAAAGAACATCGTGTAATTTATGGTCGGCACCGGCATAACGTTGATGATGCCGAGCGGATACTGCGGATCGTAAAACAGCGTATCGGGGAAGTCCGAGGTAATCAGCTCGGAGCGATTGCCGTACAAATTCCACTGGTCGCGGGCAACGACGCTGACGCCGTAGTTATTCCCGTTGAAGTCCTGGACATAGGCGGTGCCGGGACCATCGAGAACCTTGAGCGGCCTCTGGCCATTGATCTGGCCGCCCGGCCCCACGGTGTATTGCTGCTGGCCGGCGACCAGCGGAAACGACTGTTCGAGGATGGTGAAACAGGACAGCGTCAGGTTGGACCAGACATCCAACATATCGTTGAGGACGGATAAGGTCCTCTGGGCGTCGGCGTCCGAGATAGTTTCGCCGGGGGCGTAAACCTGCAAGAGCTCTAAGCAATCTTGCACGATCACCATCGCGGTCGGGTCGGCCATGGCTTACTCTCCGGCTGGGACTTTCGCCTTTGCCGGTTTTTCACGCTTTGCCAGTTCTGCCGCCGCATTATCGGCCTCGATCTGCGCCTTGGTGCGGCGGATACGCTTCTTCGGCGCGTCTTGTCCGATCTCCGTTTCCTCGCCAAGCTCCACGTCTGCCGCGTCGGGCAGTTCGATCTTGTCTTCCACCGCAACGGGAGGGACTGCGGTGGGAACATGGCCGCCCGCGAGGTGCGCGGTATGGAACATGCCATTCTTGCCGGTAGCTGCTGGCTGGCCTTCCAGAATGATCTCGTCGCAGATGATGCAGACATCGAGAACCACATCGGCTTTCTTGCCGGTCAGGGCCTCTTCCTCGGCCCGGCTGTGGACCAGCTTATCGCCAATCCATTTGGGATACTGGATCGGGCCGCCGCTCGGGGCCTCGGGGTCTTCGATCTCGCCATTGACCATCTTGGGATATTCCTGGGTCTTGCGGCCCGGGACATAGGGTGAGGCATGGGCGCTGCGGATGGCATCGGGGTTATCCTGGCCGGCGCGCTTGTAGCCTTTCTGTCCCAGGGATTCTTCCTCGGCCTCGGTATTGGCCTGCCGGGGCGGAAAGACTTCCGGCTTGCCCAAGATCTTGTGGCGGATGATCTCGCCATTGTCGCCCTTTTCGATATGCCAATCATCGGGGATGGCATCGACATGCTCGGGATGAACCAGCATCACCGGGTATTCGGCATATTCGGCGGGCGGCGGCGGAACTTCGCCGGGAATGATATAACCCCGGGCGCGGTAATAGGCCTCGGTATGGGGGTCCTTGACCGTGACATCAGGGAAGACATCGGGTTCACCCTGGGAATCGGTAAATGGCCGACCGCTGACGGCATCCACCCCCTTGATCTGGGTGACCTTGCCCTTGCGGGCATGGGGATGCTTCATCACAACGGCTTCGTAGGCGAGGACTGCGCTCATGCCGGTTCCTTTAGCTTGTTCGCGGCGAGAATAGCCTTATCCCGGAAAACGTCCAAGTGGACCGCCAGAGTGTCCTTCCAACGCTTATTCCCTCGGTGGGTAAATTCGATATTGGGATCGACCCAGATTTCAAAGCCGAGTGCCTGGGCGTTCTGGCAAAACAGGTAATCCTCGCCGTTGAATTCGCCGTTCACCACCCCGCAGCGGAAGATCTCGTAATAGGTCCCCCAGCTACCATTGGCATCCTGCTCGCGGAAGGTGCCCGCTCTTTCGGCCAGGCTTTCCAGCACATGACGCTTGATCCGCATGAAGCCGGTGGGCACGGCGCGGGCCTTGACCAGACCATCGCGCTCGACCAATGACCCCGTGGTGGCATCAGCCTCAAGCTCCACCGGGAAATCGCGGTCTTCCTGCTTCTTGGGATAAATCCCGGCCACGATATCCTCTGGCCGGTCCAAGAATTCCACCACCTTGAGCGCCGGCCAGCCGATATCATCGTCCAGAAAGAACAGGTCGGTGGCCATCGGATAATTGGTCAGAAACTCGCTGACGATCTTGTTGCGCACCTTGGCAATGAACTGATCGCCGCCGCGTCCGATATAACCCCGCGCAATCCCGCGCGCGTTCAGCGCCCATTCGGTTTCGAGCCCAGATTTGTAGAACTCGTAGCAAACCCGATGGTCGTAACATGGCGTGGCAAACACGACACACTTGTCTGTTGTGGGCAGATCGCTCATTGCGCCGCCTCGGCAGCGGTAATTTCCGGCGCGGCCCCAGCCGGCTTGATCGCCTTGAGCGCGAACATCTGGGTAGCGACGTCCTTGTGTTCGAACACCAACTCCCAATCCGCCTTATAATAGTGGCGGAAGTCGGTCATGGCGGTTTTGCCGACATGCTGCTCATAGGCCTGCTGGCGCAGGAAGATAAAGCTCTCCAGGGCGATGACGCGTGTATGCGAAGGATCGGCCCACGCCCAGGGCGAATTTGGCAGCGGACAGGTCCCAAACAGCATCCCGCCCGGCTTGGTGATTCGCCACAACTCGCTGAACTGGTCGAAGAAAAACCGCCAATTGCCCTGTTGGCCAGTATGCTCCAAGCACTCGTAGAGGTGACATTCGTCGAATTCGTTATCGGCAAACGGATAGGGCAGCACGGTTAAATCATGCACCACATCCGGCTTACAATCCGGGCTCCAGTCCAGGGTGGTGAGATTGTGCCAGTCCCGGTTATTTTCCGGGGCAAATAGCTTTTTCTCGCGGGAATTGCCGCAGCCGAGGAGAAGTTCTTTGATGTCGTTATTTTCGCTCATGCTTGCCTCATGGAGCTTGTGGAACTCGGAAGATAGACGACCGCCGCCCTAGCCGGCAAGCCCAGGGCGGCGGTGTCCATCCCATGCCAAAGGACTAGCCCCCGGCGATAAGACCTTCGTTGACCAGGGCCAGGCGCATCGAGTTGTCCAAGATGCTCTGGCTCTGGCTGGTGACGCTGACAGGCTGCACCACAGCGCCGCTGGTGGTGGTCGCCGGGATCTGGAAGTTGCCGACGATATAGGTCTCGGTGGCAGGCGTGATGGTCGCCGCCGACGAGTTGCCGTAGTTGATCGCCAGGGTGTTGGCGGCAGAAACCCGCACACCGACAATGCCAAGACCGGGCTGGGCCGAAGGCTTGTTGACCCAGACCGGGGTGTTCACCAGCAAGCCGGTGACGGTAAAGGTCTGCTCGGCGGTGGTGTTGTTGGCGACCGATACCGGGGCCAGAGACACCGAATAGACCACCAAGGGCGCAACCGGAGCCTGGCGGAATACCGACACCGCATAGGATTCGGTGGCGGTGGGAGTGATCGACGCCGCCGTGACATTGCCGAAGGTGATGCCAAGGCTATTGGCCGCCGACACCCGCATCCCGCCGATGAACAGACCGGCCTGGGCGGTGGGCTTGGAAATCCCCACCACGACGTCGGTGGTGAGCAAGCCAGTGAAGGTCAACGCCTGTTCTGCCGTGGTCGCATTGGCTACCGAAACCGGGGACTGGAGCGCCTGATAGACCAGCATGTTGTTGACGGCATCGAGACCCGCCATATCGAAGAAGGTATATGCTTCCGCCGCCGTCGGGGTGATGGTCGCCGCCGTCACATTCACAAACGTCACGCCCACGGTATTGTCGGCGACGACGCGGACGCCGGCAATATCCAGACCCGCCTGCGCCGTCGGCTTGGAGACCTGGACCATGGAGAGACTGCCAGAGCGCAGACCGGCAACCGTGAACTGCTGCTCCAGGGTGGTGTTGGGAGCGACCGCAGCCGGCGTCAGGTTGGCCGATAGCGTATTCATGCCGCGCACAGCGACAACCGAATACTGCTCGGAAGCCGTTGGGGTAATGGTCGCGGCGGTATAGTTGCTGAAAGTCACACCGGCCGTATTCGCCGCCGACACCCGCACATTGCCCACACCCAAGCCCGCCTGCGAGGTCGGCTTGTTGATATAGAGCAGATCGCTGGTCGCCACCTGGAACACCGCCGTCGCCGGACCCAAGGTCAGGGACTTCTCCGCCGTGGTGATGTTGTTGACCGCTGATGGCGACGCCACCGCCGGCTGGATATAGGCGATGACACCACCGGCATTGCCGCGCACCAGGGCCTTCTGACCGGGACCGGTCGGCTGCTGGATCGGGGCCTTGCCATAAAACCCGATCTCGTCCTGGGCGCTGATACCCAGCAGCGTGCCGCCGCCGCCCTGAAGCCCATTGCCATCGGAAAGCTGCTTGGTGGTGACGTCCAGCGCCTGGGGCTGTGCAGTGGTAATACCCATATCGGGGCTCCTTAACTGTTGGTTACGTGAAAGGCGCGTTCAACGCGGGCGTTACCCCATCCTTTGAGCTTGCCAAGGCAAATCTGCGAATTGATCGTCTGGAGAATCTGCGTGCAGGCTTCTTCACCTCCACCGCCGATAAACTTCGGGGTCACCGGGCGCGAACCGTTCTCGCCCCGGATGTCCACGAACACCTGATAGGCGATGTCCGCCGCCTTCGGCTTTGTCATCCGCGCCGCAATGTCCAGCGGAACAGGGGCGCCGTTGCGCTCTTGTTCGATCTGGCTGTCATACTGACGCTGTTGCGCCGGTGTCAGCTTGCGGTTGCCGTTGGTGAGCATCAGTGCACGTCCTTCCACGAGCGGCGCTTGCGAATGTCGCAGATGGTCTGCTGGCTGACGCCATACTTGGCGGCAATGTCTGTGTTGCGCATGTCAGTATCGCGAATGAACCGGATATCAGCTTCGGTCAAGGTTTTGGAACGCGCCTCGCCCGCTGCGCCACGTTTGCGGCGAACAATTTGGGACTCATCGACTTGGACCCCTTGCCGAGTGGTGCGGCCCTTGATCGCCACGATGCTTTGCCGATGAATGCCATATGACGCCGCGATGTCATCATAGGAGCGCGGATCTTTGAGTATTTCAACCACCTGCGCGTCCGAAACCTTTTGCACCTTGAGCAGCTGTGATTTACGGCCGTTTACGTGACGGCCCTTGCGGATCATGTCAGCGGTATTTTCCGCCGCAGAGCCAGAGCTAAGATGGGACGGGTTTACGCACTGAGGATTATCGCAGGAGTGCATTACAAAGACGTTCCGGTCCAACACCTCGCCCGTCGAAAGCATGTGAGAAAATCTGTGGGCCTTCTTGGTCTTGATGCCATGGATGAAAGCGTCAAACACGCCATACCCATCGCGGTCACAGCCAGCGTTCCAAAGCCAACATCCATCCGTCTTGGTGACGCTTTTCCAAAACCGATCCTCGGCAGATAAACCGCGATTTGCATGTGCCAACTGGCGAACAGCCACGGGGGACCCGTGCTTCTTGTTCATTCGCCAGTGGTTGACACACAAACCCATTGCCAAAACTTCTTTCTCACAACCCTTGATGCAGCAGATGTCCGACATGGCGCCCTCCTGTTTGGAGGATTAGTTATGCCGTAAACCTGCTTTCGTGTAAATACTATCCCGACAAACTACGTCAATTTGTTAGGCGACACGCCAGCTCCCCATAGAATAGCGAAGTGCCGTAAAGCAAATCGATCCGGACAGGCAGAACATCATTTTGGATATCATATGCACGAATGATCCGCATGGAGATATTCTTCCACATCTCACGCGCCGCGAAATCGACGCCGCCGGGCAGCTCCATCGGGACGGTGACCAGGCCGATGGCATCGCGGACAAAGGCGAGGTTCTGGCCGTAGGAGGTCGAAGCCGAACCCTTGACCGTGATCGACGCCATATTGGCCGGGGCGTTGGTGACGTTCTGGAAGGCGCCCGAGGTGATGATGGCGGGGCTGATGTTGAGGGTGGCATTGCCGCCGCTGTCGGAAGCGGCGGTGGAGGACACCGTGAAGTTCATCAGCGCCCCGGTGGTCTGGCGGTTCTGGGGATTGACGGCGAAGACCCCGGCGATGGTGAAGACATCACCGACATTGAGCAGTCCAGCGATGGACGCGCTCCAGCCGTTGGTGACCAGCGATGAGCCGGTCTGGGCGGCACCGTTGACCACCGGCGTACCGGCATAGGCACCCACGGTCTGGGACTGGATGTTCTGGTCCAGATAGATTTCGAAGTTGGCGATGTTGGCGAGGAAGCCTTTCAGGGCAGGCTCGGCCACCGACTTCACGAACACGCCGATGAAGGCGGCGGCGAGCGACCAATAAGCCGCCGGGTTGAGGATGAGGATACGGCCATCCTGGGGCACGGCGCCTTCGTCCATGCGCTGGCCAACGGCGGCTAGCGAGGCGAAGGAGCCCGGTACGGTGCCGGGGGTGCCGACCTCGTTCCAGACCTGATTGAAGTTGGTCAGGACGTCGTAATCAAGCTGGTTGGCCAGGGTGGCGGCGGCGGGCTTGCAATAGCGCTCGCTGAATTCCTCGATCACAAGGGTGAGATCGGTGGAGGAGAACTGGAAATCGACATGCTTCTGGTTGGAGATCGTGATCGAGGTGGACGGTTCCACCACGTTCTGGATCTGCAAGCCGGGACCGCTGGAGACCAGAAAGCGGTTGGGCTTGCGAACGGTGAGCGAGGACCCGATCTTGACGAACTGGTTCTCGAACTGACGGTTGACCTTGCCTGCGGCAACAAGGTTGTTCTCAAGGATCGTCAGGGTTTCCTTGGTGATGATGCTCGGGGTGAGCAGAGAATTTGCAGACATGGTCTCCTTAATGCCGCAGGATCAGTCCTACGGCCTCAGTTGAGTGGGGCCAGCCCCATTTGAGTCCGTCTGGCGTTGGCGAGTTCTCGTTGACGGCGAGCCCCGTATTCCTCCATCGATTCCTCGGCGGCGGTTTTACGGGTTGCAGTCTCCGAGCCCGTCTTCAGGACCTTGATGGGGGCTGGCTTGGTTGCAGGGGCAGGCTTGGCATTGAGGCGCGCAGCGATGCGGCCCAACTCGGCTATCGCCCGAACCCCGGGCAATTTGGAAATACGGCTGGCCTCGTCCGGGTTCTGGCCGAGGTAATAGGCAATGGCGGGGCCGTCCTCATCGTTGAGGATGGCATTGGCCATCGGGATGGAGATTTGCAGTTCTTTGTCGGGATCGGCGTTCTCGACCAGATCCTCGTAATCGGGATGATCCTCGATGAACTTGGCCTTGCGCTCGGCAAATTCGGCCAGGGTCTTGTCGTTCTCTTCCTTGGCTTTGACCGCAGCGGCGTCGGTCTTCTCCTTGGCCAGAGCGTCGGCAACCGCTTTCTCGGAATCGGCCTTGGCAATCAATTTGGCGCGGCGGTCGGCCCAATCGACCAGATCGCTCTCGTATTTGGTGGGATCGTCGTAGGTATCGCGGGCGGGTCGCGGGTCCTGCTTGTCGGCCTCTTTGTCCAGAGTAGCGGCCTGGGCTTTGGTGAGGGATTCAATACCCTCCAGCGCCTTGGTCAGATTGGCGGTGAGCGCGTCGGCGCGTTTGGTGGCAATCTCGGCGGCAGCTTCGGCAAGCCTGGCCTTGGTGTTGGCCTTGCTGATCTTGGCTTTCATCCAGGGCGGGGTGGTATCAACGCCCTTGCCGTCTTCGCCTTCGGTTTCTTCAGTCGTTCCGGGCTTTTCGGCACCCGTCTCCGTGATTTCGCCGTCGGTCTTGGCTTCAACCTTGGCGGGCTTAGTCTCGGCGGCAGGCTTTTCGACTTTCGCAGGGATGGCTTGTTCCGAAAGGGCAGGCGGCGCGGCCTTGATTTCCGGCATGTCAGAGGTGGCCGAAAGCGCAGGCCCGGTCTTGGGCTGCACGTCAGGCATAGACAAAGCTGTGACGTCGGGCATAGGTAGTCTCCAATTTTCTGAGGTCCGGGGTTCCCCCGTGGGATCGACACTTTGTGCCCCGGGTCGAAGCGGGTACTAGATGATTATGCGGTTTGGAACTCTTTGGCAAGCCTATCCCGCTTGGACTGGCTTTGCGGTGTCGGGTTTTTCGGTTTTTGCCGCCGCCATCTCAGTCGCGAGCGCGCGTACATCGTAGGCAAGGTTCTGCACATGACTGCCGATATGTTTTTGTACGCCTTCATCGGCTTTCTGGACGATGGCCATCAGCTTGGCTTCGAAGTCATTTTGGATCTTCGTCATTGCTATCTGACGATCCTTGTCCTTGTCGTTTAATGCCGCCGTCGCCGCTTGCAACTGTTGCTGCAACTGCTTGATGGCATTGTCCATGTTCTGGATAACCGCCTGAACCTGCGGGGAAATATCCTTCTGGTTGGGGGTCATCAGATTGGCCGGCACCGCCTTGGCGAGACGGTCGGCCATTTCCTGCGCCCCATCCCAATCCTGCGCCTTGGCGATCAGATCGGCGATCAGGGCGGCGGTATTGGGCATCGCCTTGGCGAAGGCCATCATGTTCTCGCCCGCCTCGATCCGCTTGGTGGCATAGCTCGGGCCGATGATCACCGTGCAGGCATACTTGCCCATATTGGGATTCCACAGCTTGAGCTTTTTGTTGGGATTGGCCGGATCAGGCACCTCTTTGTAGGCGACATTCAGCGTCGGCTCGATAACGATACGGTCTTCGCTGTCATCCTCGCGCAAGATCACCGCGACGCGCTTGCTGTCATAGACCTTGGGAATGAGGTCGATGTACTGGCGCGCCGCGTGCTTCAAGGCCCGGGCCAGGTTGTCGATATAGTGGAAGGAGCCGTTGGCGCTGGCGCGGCCATGCTCGCGGATGGCGCGGCCTGAATCATCAATCCGGTTGTCGGCGTTGGTGGGATCAAACCGTATCCCCGTCGTCGCCATCATATCGCCGGCTGCGGCCTGCTTGAGATTGATCCAGCCGACCGGGCTACCCACCATCTGCTGGCGCTGGGGCGGCGGTGCTGGCTTGCCGCTAACCGCCGTGCCCTTGTAGGACAGATAGGGGAAATTGGTGGTGTTTGCCCGCTTCCATTCCTGTTCATGGCCTTCGATCTGGCCTTCCTCGACCACCCACGGGGCCTTGGGTGCCAGTGCGACCAGCTCGATCTCCGCCGTCACCCCGAAATTGTAGATCCGCTGGGCGTCCTTGGCGTCGCGGATCAACCCCGACAGCTTGACCTTGCCCTCGATGTCGATCTCGTTGCCGATCACCGGGATAATCGGTATCCAGCGGCCCAGCCAGTCATTGCGCTCCAGCACGTCCTTGGCAGTGACCTTGTACCAGCGCACCGAGGGGACTTCGGTTTCGCGCTCGCGCACCACCAAAAGCCGTTTGGTGCGGATTTTCTCCTTCACCTCGTCCTTGAGATCATCCTCATAGCCGGACCAGCCGTTTTCCAACTCCACCAATTTCTTTTTGCTGTGCTTGATCTCGAAATACTCGGCGATGCGGATGGTTTCCGCATCCACCCAATCCTTGTAGCTGTCGCCAATCGAGGCCTCGGCAAACGGGATCGGATCGGCGTCCGGCCATTTGTCCTTGAATTCGTCGCGGGTAACGCGCTCGGTGATAAAGCCATAAAGGCTATCGGCCCCGTCCGGTTCCTGGTGATCGGGATCGAGATAGACCGTGAAGGGGTTGCGGATACGGCGGATACACAGGACCTGATCGAAGCTGTCAGGGCTCTCGAACTCGGTCAGAAGGCGGAAATAGCCAAAACCGTTACTCACCGCGCCGTCAAACGCCGTATCATAGGCAATATCGGCAGAACTATCACGCTCGATGGAGCGGATCATGCCGCGCAGGATACCGGCGGCTTCGACATCGCCCTTGTCGCCCACGGGGCTGACATTGATGGCGGGTCGGTTCTGGCGCTGGTCGTTGGTGACCTGGTGGATGAAGGTGGGGATTTTGTTGACGGTCAAACACGGGCGGCGGTCGGTGTTGCGCTGGGCGGCGACATCGGCCGGCCATTGATCGCCTGCCTTGAATTTCAGATCTTCCAGCGCCGCCTTGCGGTTCTCCGATTCCCACGCCACGCAGAGCTTGAAGCGCTTGCGGACGCGGGCGAGGATGTCGGCATCATCCTCTTCCTTCTCGGGTTTTTCGGCCTTAGCCGCTGTGCCCTTGGCCTCAGGCTCGGCTTCCTCCGGTTCGTCGCCTTCCTGGTCCGGGGTATTGGCGGCGGACAGGGCAGGCGGCTGGCCCGCCACGCGCTTGTCATCCTTGGGCATGGACTTCTTGCCACCGGACAGACGCGGCGGAATTTTGGTCATCGCCCCGTCCACCTTGGGCAGCTTGATCTTGCCGTCGTCGCGCGGTTTGTCGGGATTGTTAGCCATTGGGGTACAGAAGCCTTTGCTTCGCCTGTTCCATCAACCACATGGCGTTTGCAGGATCGGGCGGCGACCCTTGAACAAACAGTTCTCCGTCCGCGTCATAGCATATGCACAGCACCTCGGTAGGCTTCAGGGCGCGAACGCTCACCAACACCCCGGCAGCACTCCGCTTGGTCTGCCGGTAGTATTCGCGGTGTT